CAACAAAACGTTGTAATGCATGTCGTGAAACAAAGTTTGTACATGAATTTTACTGCGAGACTCCTTCTAAATTAGGTAAATTTAAAAGGCATGGAGAGCAAGTAAGAAATCAATGCATTGATTGTTGGTCCAAATATCAAGGTCGTGTTTGGTTAATAAATTATGATGAGGTGAGATAATGAATGAAGAATTCCTGTGGGTAGAAAAGTATCGTCCTAAAACTATTGAAGATACTATTCTTCCTTGTGATCTTAAGAAAACCTTTCAACAGTTTGTTGATCAGAAGAATATTCCTAACTTAATCCTATCAGGTTCAGCAGGTGTTGGGAAAACAACAGTCGCCCGTGCTATGTTGGAGCAGTTGGGTTGTGATTATATCATTATTAATGGATCTATGAATGGCAATATTGATACACTCCGAAACGAAATTCTCAACTTCGCCTCTAGCGTGTCCCTATCGGGAGGGAGAAAATATGTCATCTTGGACGAAGCCGACTATCTCAACGCCAACTCTACGCAGCCTGCCTTACGTAACTTCATGGAAGAATTCTCACGTAACTGTGGTTTCATCCTCACCTGTAATTTTAAAAATAGAATTATCGATCCCCTCCACTCTAGGTGTTCGGTAATTGATTTTAAGATCAGCAAGAAGGTTATGGCCAAACTTGCTACACAATTCTTCAAGCGTGTTACTTTCATTCTTGATCAGGAAAACATTGAGTATGATCAGAAGGTTGTTGCTGAAGTAATCAATAAGCATTTCCCAGATTGGCGTCGTGTTCTGAATGAACTTCAGCGTTATTCTGCAACTGGTGCTATTGATACGGGTATTCTTGTTAACCTACAGGAAGCATCTATTAAGGATTTGGTCAAGTATCTCAAGAGCAAGGATTATACTGAAATTCGTAAGTGGGTAAAGAATAATCTGGATACAGATCCTAATATTCTATACAATGAATTTTATAATATCTCTTCAGAGATCATGCCAGCACAATCATGCGCTCAATTAGTATTGCTACTTGCTAAGTATCAATATCAGAATGCATTTGCTGCTAATGTCGAGATTAACTTTCTAGCATTCCTAGTAGAAGTCATGATGGATTGCGAGTTTAACTAATGGCTAAATTCCTTAATGTATTGATGGAGGAAAGAAATCCTGAAACTATAACAACAGAAGTTAAAAAAGAAAGGTATGATTGGAGATATGAGAATAATCTTATCAATGAGAAAAAGCAAATTGAGATCGATGGGGATTATTCTCAATGGAGAACCAATTCTGTATTATGTAACCATAGGGATCTAATTTACTTTGTTAATGAAGTAAACATCAATCATAATATAACAGATCAGATGCATTATGATTATCTCTATAATTCTATTAGAAAACAAAAGAGATGGTATAAGGCAGAAACTAAAGAAGAAAAGAAGGCAAGAGAGAAGAAAGAAGAACTGATTACCTTAGTTTCTCAATATTATAAATATAATGTTGTCCGAGCAAAAGAAGTATTGAAAGTCCTTACGCCGGAGCAAATTGAAAAAATAAAAAAAGGAAGAGAAAAAGGTGGGGTAAAATGAATGAACTTCTTGATTCTTTAATTGAGGTGAAGATTGCCGAAGAAGAAGATTTCCTAAAGATTAAAGAGACTTTAACTCGTATTGGTGTTGCTTCTCGTAAGGAAAAGAAACTTTATCAGTCTTGCCATATTTTCCACAAACAAGGCAAATATTATATTGTGCATTTTAAAGAAATGTTTTTAATAGATGGCAAGCCTTCCAACTTTTCTGATGAAGATAAAGGTCGCCGAAATAAAATAATTTCTCTACTACAAGACTGGGGACTATTAAAGGTTGTAGAACCTGATTATATTCTAGATCCTCAGGCTTCTATGAATCAGATTAAGATTATCAATCATAAAGAAAAAAACGATTGGACTCTTGAGGCTAAGTATAATATGGGGCGTAAAAAGAAGTAAGGATATATTATGGCTAAAAAGACTGCTGCTCAGCAAAAACTTGATGATATTAAAAATATTTTATTTCCTCCGACTAAAGTGCATGAACATGTAGAAGCGGGCGAAAAGGTTCGTTTTATGGTTGATTATTCTATAGACAATAATCTATATGCTGCATTGATTGATCTCCAAGAAGGGCATAATGATAAAGCAGTACAGAACACAGTGAATCAGTGTATAACTGCGCTTATTAAAGTGAGAGATATTCTAGAAGCTCATATGTTACTTGATAAAGAAGCCAAATACATTACTGTAGAAATGCCGGAAAATATAGATGTCGAAGAGATCGAATAAGATCAAGAAATTGGTCGAAACATTAGAAGTAATGATTGACGCCAGATACAAGTATTTGCGAGAATTAGAGTACGAAAACCATCGTTACGCAAGTAAAATACTTGAAGAGATCTACAATCCAGCAGTAGAAAAATTTATCGAGACTCTCGAAAAAAAGACTTGACTTTTTCCTAAATATAGGTTATAATGTGTATATGATGGGGGTTCGCCTATGTCTATGCACATTTTACCTGCGTTTTATACGAGCCTAAACACTCGAAAACGTAAACGAAAGTCCACAGTCAAGTCTAAGTTAGTGTCAGACCACGATCGGTGGCTGCTCAAGAACGGAGTCCATCCGGACCAGATTCGTTCGAAAAAAGATAAAAAAGTGCTTGACAAAATGTGGCGTTCAGAGTATAATGATACTATGGTGGTTGATCGTAGTGACTATGTTTCCGCAGGACTGTCAGGTGATGCGTCTTCCTGCGCCAAGCGAGACATTATGACCAACCTTCATAAAGAACCAGAGCATGTTCAGAAAGAAATTCTGAAGAAGGCTAGTCTGGTAATGCCGCTCTATAATAAGGGCGGGTTGCAGTATGCGGGACCAAACGTGGACTTAACCACTGTTGGAACCAAATCTAGGAGAGGTTAGTATGAATGAGGTGAAGGTTAATATGGTTTCGAATATGTTCTCTTCAGTAAACGATAGCGTAACTGTATATCGTTTCGAGAATGGTTGGATGGTAGAGATCTCTGGCCGAGATCATTTTGATGAGTGGCCGACAAAAAAGATCGTCTGTTCTGACCTAAAAAATGTCTTGACTTTGCTGGAAGAATATAGTAATATTAAGCTATCCTAAGAAAAGGGGACGAGTTATGGAAAACATTGAAATTCAGCTTCTCGATCAGACTGGTAACTGGAGAACTTTTGGTATTACACCGAATCAGTCTCCTCTTATTATTCAGGCTATGCGTCAGCTTCAGTGGCAGTTTCCAGAAGCTCGTGTGCGTGCCATTGATGGTAATGGTTCAATTGTAAATATTATGTAAGGAGATATAGATAATGGTTCAGAATGCTACTAAGATTGATCGTGTTTTTGAGGCTCTTGTGAATCGTGGCGAGGAACTGACTGCTCAGCAGATTAAGACTCGATATGGTGTTGCTAACCCGCACGATGCTGTTTACCAGATTCGTCAGATGGGTTATGCTATCTATCTCAATGAGCGCAAGAACTCAAAGGGTGAGACTGTTGGTAAGTATCGTGCTGGCAAGCCAAGTCGCAAGCTAGTTGCTGCTGGTTATCGTGCTCTAGCAGCTGGTCTGTAATAAATAGAGAGACAGTTAATCTGTCTCTTATGGGGATGTGTGTCCGGAACTGGTTACGGCAAGGTCTGCAAAACCTGATTGATGTGGGTTCGAGTCCCATCATCCCCTCCAATACTTTTAGATAGGTACAGGCTCGTGCGAGGGAGCTAGCGTTAATAACTGAAACTCAAACCTTGTGTCTCATATCCAGTGAGATGGCCATCAATATATCTGGTGCGAGGCATAGTAAACCTGTATCTCTTTAAAAGTATTATTGTCCACGACCCAGCTAGTGAAGGGGCTGTCCTGATAAGACAGTAGCCGTGAGGAGCGTAACCTCAGTGGACAACCAATAGGTTTGTCGGCGTTTGGATCATGGAGTAACTCGCAAGAGATATTTCATCAACGGTCGCAAAGACATGTGAATGGCAAGGTTCGCTCTTGTCAACCTATAACTAATATGCGTGGGCGGCAACGACGGTGGTGTTGCGGCGGACTGTAAATCCGTTCCCTTTGTGGTAACATTGGTGGTTCGAATCCATCCTCACGCACCAAATATATGGATCCGTAGCACAATAGGTGGTGCAAGGGACTTTTAATCCCAAGGCTGTCGGTTCGAGTCCGACCGGATCCTCCACTAAATATGTTTTTGGGCCAGTAGCTCATCTGGGAGAGCATCTGCTTTGCACGCAGAGGGTGGGGGGTTCGAGTCCTCTCTGGTCCACCAATTTGGCCGTGTAGATCTCTGGTGAGATCACTTGTCTGTCTAACAAGTTCAGGTGGGTTCGATCCCCATCACGGTCGCCAGTTTGATACGCAACAACAGGACGCTGGCCTCTATGA